ACACAGAGAAATGTAAGTGTACAATCGAGTGCAGCGAGTAACATAGAAAGTGATACATAATGAATATACTTAGTATTATAAATGATTTGTCACTTACTAATGGTGAAACAAAGCGTATGACATGTCCTATGTGTAATACTAAGAATACATTTACTGTCACAAACAATATGGGTTCTATTGTATGGAACTGTTACAAAGCTAGTTGTACAGCTAGTGGTGGTACTCGTACTACACTTACTGCTGAGGACATACGTAAGTCATTAGGACGTGTTGCAGAAGAGACACATGCTATAAGTTTCTCAAAACCTGAGTGGTTTGTACGAGATTACGAAAGCATATCAGGCTTCTGTGATACGTGGGGTCTTGATGCACAACATCTAGGTCTATTATATGATGTGAAGGAACATCGTGTGGTGTTCCCTGTTGTACACAATGGAGTTATGGTAGATGCTACAGGCAGATCACTTGGAAAACGTATACCTAAGTGGAAGAGATATGGTAAGAGTGACTTGCCATATGCATTTGGATGTGGTAAAACTGCTGTAGTTGTTGAGGACTGCGTAAGTGCTGCCGTTGTAAGTGAGAGTGGTGTATATGTCGGGGTTGCAGTGTTGGGTACGTCATTATCTAATGGACACAAGAGGTACTTGTCGCAGTTCTCATCAGCAATAGTTGCATTAGACCCCGATGCATTACCGAAGACACTGCAATTTGCAAAAGATTTACGTGGTTACATTGATGATGTCAAAGTACTACGACTAGAAGACGACCTTAAATATAGACTGCCATCCGACATGGCTAACCTTTCAACACTAGGAGAATAAAACATATGGAACTATCCCTCATACGTAGCTTGATGGACAAAGATTTCTATGATGATCACAAGGGTGCACGTTGCCCAGACAGATTGTTTAGTAAAGATGTTCGCAAGATCAAGCAAGCAATTGATGCAGCCATGAATACATACGAGCGTAGTATTACACCTGCTGAGATTGAGGCATTGTTTATGTCTAACAACCCAACGCTTACAACTGCACAGCGTCAAGCATACAGTGCATTGTTTCGTCAAGTAAACAAAGAACAACCAATGGGTAGTGATGTAGCACAAGAGGTGTTATCAAAACTATTCCAACAGGTAATTGGTGAGGACATTGCTAACCTTGGCTTTGATTATGTCAATGGTAGTAAGTCTAGCTTAGAACCTTTACGTCAAATGCTTGAACAGTATGGTGACGACTTCACACCTAATCTAAAGGTTGAGTGGGAAGACATTGACCTTGATACTATCATTGCTATGACTGACCTTGAGTCACAGTGGACGTTCAACATACCCACACTCACACGTAAGGTGGAAGGTATCAATGCAGGTCACTTGATTGAAGTAGGTGCTAGACCTAATACTGGTAAGACTTCTTTCCATGCGTCACTTGTTGCAGGTCCTAATGGGTTTGCGTGGCAGGGTGCTAAGGTTGTTGTGCTATGTAATGAAGAGGGCTACCATCGTGTAGCACACAGATACATTACTGCTGCAACTGGTATGGATAAGCATGAGATAGTAAAGAACAGAGCGCATGCTATGGCTACGTTTGCTAAGATACGACCTAACATCATGTTCAAAGATGCAACAGGACGTGATATGAATTGGGTTGAGTCAGTATGTAAGTCATACAAACCTGATGTAGTTATACTAGACATGGGTGACAAGTTTGCACGCACTGCAGGTTTCTCACGTCCTGATGAAGCACTCAAGGCCAACGCAATACAAGCTAGGCAGATAGCTAAACAACAGGACTGTGCAGTATTCTATATGTCTCAGCTATCAGCCGAGGCAGAAGGTAAGGTTGTACTCAACCAAGCTATGATGGAAGGCTCACGTACAGGTAAAGCAGCAGAAGCTGACTTGATGATTATGATTAGTAAGAACCCAACTGTAGAAGGACAAGAAGAAGAAGACAATCAACGACACATCAATATAGTTAAGAACAAACTATCTGGATGGCATGGCATTGTACACACCGACCTTGAGTACAAGATTGCTAGGTACGTATGTTGATAACGTGGTTAGATGTATCATTACTGGGGTTGGTTGCAATACTTGCATTCAATCTCTGGGAACAGAATAGACAAAGGGCATTACTTGAGAATGTACTACGTGATGTATATGATCTAGTAAACAAACATAACTCATTGGCAGATGCCTTCGTAGAATTGGCTAATGACTTTGACGAACAACAGGAGATTAATAATAATGGCTAAGTGGAAAGAGTTTGAAATAATGAAAGAGCATCATGTGTTTGATCCTGTTGAGCGACCTGCACATTACAATCAAGATGGTATTGAATGTATAGATTATATACGTCAGGTGTTAGGAATAGATGGGTTCATTGCATATTGTCATGGTAACATGATCAAGTATCAGCATCGGTATCGTTACAAAGGTAATGGTGTAGAGGACATGAAGAAAGCTGAGTGGTATGTAAAGAGAATGAATGAGGCATTAGGGGAGAAACATAGATGAGATGTAGTAGATGCGATGTAGAACTAACAGAAGAAAACCACCCACCTTCATGGAGAAAATCCAATCAGACAAATTGTAAAAGTTGTATGGGTCAAAATAATAAGTCAAATAATCCACAAAGAATGTGGGTCAATGGTAAGTATATACCTAAGTCACACCCTCTACACAAGGCAGGTAACTACAAATCATTTGGTGATCTAGCCTTTGGTTCTCTTAACAACTACAAACAAATCAAAGAAGGTTATGTGTATGCAATTAGTAACTCCGCATGGCCTGATTGGATCAAGATAGGTATGGCTATTGATGCAGAAGATAGACTGAGTAGCTACCAAACAAGCTCACCTATGCGTAACTACAGGTTAGTACACTCTGTATACTGTAAAGATCGCAGTGAGTCTGAGCGTTCAGCACACATACTTGCGGCACGTAAGGCAAATATACCTTGGAGTAAACAAGACAATGGTGAGTGGTTTAATATAACTGAGTCAGAAGCTGTTGATATACTAAAGGAGATTGCAGTTGATTGAGGCAACATACATAGATCATATGGGCAATGACTTGTCTGTAGTTAATGCAGCTCGTGTTAGCTTCGGTAAGAAACACACAAAGTTTCTTGATGCGGATAGTAATCTAATACGCTATCTTGCGGAACACAAACACATGTCACCCTTTGGGCATTGCTTTGCATCCTTCCACGTTAAAGCACCAATCTTTGTGGCACGTCAGTTAGTTAAACATAAGTTTCTACGTTGGAATGAGATTAGTAGAAGGTATGTAGATGAAGATGTTGATCTGTATTACCCACCTAATGACGTATGGCGTGGACGTAGTGAGGATAAAAAACAGGGATCAGATGGTGAAGTAGACCTAAAGTACCCTGCAATGAATGGGTTCTTGCTTGACGATTTAATAGAAGAAAACGAATCGCAGCGATTATTATATAGAAACCTATTGAAAGCTGGAGTAGCTCCAGAGCAAGCACGTATGGTACTACCACAAAGTACAATGACTGAGTGGTATTGGTCTGGTAGCTTAGATGCCTTTGCTGATATGTGTAACTTACGTTGCAAGAATGACACACAATATGAAACAAGAGTAGTTGCTAACAAGATTAGTAAAAAACTTCTTGACTTGTTTCCTGTTTCATGGGAAGCATTAAAGGAGAATGATAGATAGATTGGAGTTGGTATGATACTTACCTTAGATGTAGAGAACACAGTAGTAAAAAGAAATGGTAAGCTTCACCTTGACCCATTCGAGCCTGAGAACACACTTGTTATGGTGGGTATGCTAGATGATAACAATAACGAAACTATTATTACATTCGATCATTCCGAGCAAACACCAACTGCAAATGGACGAGCTACTGTTCAAGATAAATTGGACAAGACTCGTCTGCTTGTAGCACACAATGCACCCCATGATCTACTGTGGTTGTGGGAGTCAGGCTTTACATACGATGGTGATGTATTCGACACTATGCTTGGCGAGTACGTATTACAACGTGGTCAGAAGCAACCACTATCCCTTGAGGCATGTGCAGAACGTTACATGCTAGAGACACAGAAGCAAGACTCATTGAAGGAGTGGCTCAAGGCAGGTAAGTCAGTACGTGACATGAATCACGCTGAGTTATCAGAGTACTTGTCTGCTGACCTTCATGCTACACAGCAATTGTATGATCGTTTGCGGATATCATACGAGGGATGCAGTACACTAGAGCCAACCATCAAGCTGACTAATCAGTTAGCTGTACACCTAGCACGTATATACCAACGTGGTTTGAAGGTTGATATGAATGCACTAAACTCTGTTAGAGAAGAGTTCGAACAAGAACGTAACGAACTAACAGTTTCACTTGAGCAGCAGACTGCAGAGCTAATGGGTGACAGACCTATTAACCTCAACAGTCCAGAGCAATTGTCTTGGGTTATATATAGTCGTAAGCCACATGATAAGAAGTTCTGGAAAGAATTGTTTGATGATCGTATGCCTGACGCAGAATACAAACGTAATGTAAATGCGTACAGTAGTAAGTTATTTAAACAGAAAGCTAGTCAATGCCGTACATGTAATGGCACTGGCAAAACATGGAAACAAAAGAAGGATGGTACACCATATGCTAAACCAAATAGATGCGTTAGTTGTGACGCTACAGGATATAGTTTTACTGATATTGATAGTAGGGTGGCTGGGCTAAAGTTCACACCACCTACTGCTAAGTGGATCAGTGCCAATGGTTTTGGTACAGGCAAGGACAATCTATTATTCCTTGAAGGTATTGCAAGATCAAGAGGTATGAAAGAAGCTGAGACATTCTTACGTAATGTACGTAGGTTGTCTGCAGTTGAGACTTACCTCAGTAGTTTTGTTGAGGGTATTGCTAACTTCGTCAAGCCTGATGGCCTACTGCATGTACGTTTATTACAGCATCGTACAGGTACAGGCAGACTATCAGGTGCTGACCCTAACATGCAGAACATGCCACGTGGTGGTACATTCCCTGTTAAGAAGGTGTTTGTGTCACGTTGGAAAGGTGGACAGATCATGGAAGCTGACTTCGCACAGCTTGAGTTCAGAGTTGCTGCATACTTATCACAAGATATGACTGCTATTGACGAGGTGACTACAGGCTTTGATGTGCATAGTTATACAGCTAAGGTTATCAGTGATGCAGGTCAACCTATGTCACGTCAAGAAGCCAAGGCACACACATTTGCTCCTCTATATGGGGCGAGTGGTTTCGGTAGATCACAAGCAGAAGCTGCATACTACAAACAGTTCACTACTAAGTATGCAGGTATTGCTAAGTGGCATACTGCACTTGCCAAAGAAGCACTGAACACTGGCAAGATAACAACTCCATCAGGGCGTGAGTTTGCATTTCCTGATGTACAGCGTAGACGATTCGGGGGTGTGACATATTTCACACAGATTAAAAATTATCCTGTACAATCGTTTGCTACAGCAGACATCGTACCTATCTCACTGATATACATAGATAAGTTATTGATGGCTAACAAGTTACACAGTTGTGTTGTGAACACAGTCCACGATTCAATTGTAATTGACATACACCCAGATGAAGAGGAAATAGTATTGAAGATCATACAGGTAGCCAACGACAAGTTGATACCTATAGTAAATAAGAAGTGGTCACTGGACTTTAACATACCATTATTATTAGAAGCAAAAATTGGCCCTAACTGGCTTGACACAAAAGACGTAGTGTGATATAACTACCTTTCGTCTGATAAACATATATAGGAGATAAGACATATGAACACAGTAACAACAGTAGATACAAACAACTTTGCAGAGATGGCACAAGCTATGGGTATGGGTGCTGACTCACCTAAGACTAGCAAGTCAGCTAGTACATTGGCACGTCTACGCATTCATCACACACCCATCATGGGTCAGCAAGAGATTGCAGGTAAGATGAAGAACGTAGAAGTCATTGGCGGCGGTGCATATAAACTAGAGATACCAGATGGTCCTACGTACTACGCTGATCAAGTATCTATCCGACCATTCCTACAGCGATTCATGTACAAGAAGTTTGTCAAGGGTAGTGATAAGACACCTAACAAGTTCGTCAAGACTGTCATGGCTAATGATCTTAACAGTGACATGAAGGACAACGATGGTGGCTTCAACTGTGGTAAACCTGCAGGGTTCATCAAGGATTGGGCATCACTACCTGACAGTATGAAAGACTTAATCAAGTCAATCAAACGTGTGCGTGCTTTGTTTGGCACAGTAGAGTTGGTTAATCCTACTGATGCTGATGGTAATCCTGTTGATGTAGATACTACCGCATTCATCTGGGAGATTGATAATCGTGATGCATTCAAAACATTAGGTGAACAGTTTGCCAAGTTATCTAAGATGCGTAGGCTACCACCATAGCATTACATTACCTCTACTACTAAGGAAGTACCACTACCAAATGGTAGCAGTTTCTATGTACCAGAGACTGACATTGACTTGTCTAACACACTAG